GTCTTTTGTACGATTTAACAACTTAAAACCAAAAGGACATGCCCATTTTTAAATGCCATTGCTCACCAGATGAAGAGGTAACCGTAAGCAGCTGTACGATAAAGTACGTAGCTGGTAAAGGAATAGTACACGATGTACAGTGTGAACTGTGTGGCGAGTTCATGGAGCTAGCTTATCCGAAAGACGGCGAGTGTGCTGGCTTCAGCTCGAATAACATGGGCCAATTATAAACAGGGAGCTCTGAGGCTTAACGTAACAGGAGAAGTCCTTACTTAGTTTGAATAGCTAGCTTATAGAGCTCCCTTATTTTAAAGACATGAAAAGATTAATTGGCGTTAAAGAACTCAGGGCACTCATGGAGGAGCCCAGGCCCATACATGAAAAAGTTGAAGTGATAAATACTCTAGCTAAAAAATGGATGGAAAGCGAGATGAACATAGTAATTAAACAGTATATAAAATGACCGATAAACAACAACAGATCTACGATTTAAAGCTCCTTCAGTATGGAGCTAACAAAACTTTAACGCCTGGAGTACAATCTTTGATCTACACGCTCAGCTGTGTGGAGGCTGAAGAGTTCCAGCTGCAAAACATTTGCGATACTCAAGGCACTTGCTACCAAGTAACTGGCAAAAGTGGAGATGTATATTCTCGCATGCGTCCAGAGTGGCAGCAGCTTAAGGAGGCTAGAATGAGAAAACAGGCTATAATCGCCAGGCTCGAGAAGTGGGCCGGCGAGGGAGTAGAGGAGGAGGACGAGCTAAAAGACTTTCTGAGGTAGATTTACAATATGAAAATAGAAAAAGAAAAAGAATTCATAGAAATACTTCAGCGATTTACAACCGACGAAAAGTATAACGAGTTGAATGTAGTTGATGCAGTAGATACTTACGCCAAAGAGCAAGTGATAAAGGAGTTAATATGGCTTATGGGTGAAACACCCATTAACACAGATCAAAAACCCGACGCTCTTAATGTTTCAGTAATTGAAGAAAGGTGCAAAAAAATTGAACAAGAACTAAAACAGAAAGTGAACACGCTCACCAAATAGCATAATTAAAACAGAATGAACTACTACTTTGACGAAGAGGCAGCCGAACGAGCTGTAAATTTTATAGAGAAGTTCTGTACCCACGTCAAAGGAGAGCTAGCCGGTAAAGCTTTTATTTTAGAAAAATGGCAGAAAGATGACATAGTTCGCCCGCTATTTGGCTGGAAGCATAAGGATACAGGGCTAAGGAAGTATAGAACTTGCTATGTAGAAATACCTAGAAAGAACGGAAAGAGTAACCTAGCCGCCGCTTTAGCGCTCTATTTGCTATTTGGTGACGGCGAGCCTGGCGCTGAAATAATAAGCGCGGCTGGTGATAGGGGCCAGGCAAATATTGTCTTTCATATCGCCCAAGAAATGATAAAGAATAATAAATATCTAAGATCTAAGGCGAAAGTATTAAGAAATACAATAGAATATAAGAGCTCCTGGTATAAGTCAATAAGCGCTGAAGCGTACACAAAGCACGGTTTAAACTGTCATGGAATCATCTTTGATGAGCTTCACACGCAGCAAAATTTTGAATTATGGAATGTTCTCACGACTTCAGTAGGAGCCAGGAGGCAGCCGGTTATAATCTCACTCACTACAGCCGGCCATGATCGTGCAAGTATTTGCTACGAAATGCACGAGTACAGCGAAAAAGTACTTAATGGATCACTAGAAGATGACACTTTTTTGCCTGTACTTTACAAAGCTGAGCCAGATGATGATTGGACCAGCCCCGACACCTGGCGCAAAGCTAATCCAGGCTACGGAACTATATGCAATGAAGCTTACTTTATAGACGCGGTAAAAAAAGCTAAGGCTAACCCGAGCTATATAAACAGCTTCTTGCGGCTACATCTTAACATTTGGACCAGCGCCGAGACTGCATGGATCCCTGACGACATCTATATGAAGGGAGATAAAGAGATACCTTTCGAAAGGCTCGCGAGCTTACCAGCTTACGGAGGCTTAGACCTAGCCAGTACTCAGGACCTTACAGCTTTCGCTTTAATGTTTAGAGATGACGAAAACGATTGCTTTTATATGCTTTGTCATCAATTCGTTAACTCTGTTAAGGCTCACAATAAGAAGCTGGCCGCTGGTGTAGACTATTTAAGCTATGAAAGAGAGGGAGATTTGACCATAACACCCGGAAATGTGACGGACTATAGAATTGTGAAACAGTATATCCTGGACCAATGCGCTAAGTATGACGTGAGAGAGATTGGATACGATCCTAAGTTTAGTACTTACATAGTCGCGGAGCTTACAGAGGAAGAAATAACCATGCAGCCAATGGCCCAAAACATAACATCTATGAATGGACCGACTAAGGAGATGGAGATGGAAATAATGAAGGGCAACGTAATACATGGAGGCAATAGATGCCTTAGATGGCAGTTCGGTTGTGCTATTATTTACACCGATAACAACGAGAATAAGCGAGTAATTAAAGAACAAAAAGAGAATAAAAAAGTAGACGGCGTTATCGCTTCAATAATAGCTCTAAATAGCTACGTACAAAACGCTAATAACGACAAGGATATGATGTTAGAAATTGTCTCTTTATAAGTCGCTTTTTTTGAATTTATAGCCTTAAAATGCGTGCGCGCATGGCTACACTAAAAGACCGTTTACAAAGTATTTTTCGTTATAGAGTCGCTAAATATGACTCTAACACAGTAGCCGAAGCGGCGGGCCTCTATGGGCTAACTAAAGCCGGGGCAAATATTAACGAATCTAACGCAATGGCCATTAGTACGGTCTATGCTTGCGTTTATAAGATTGCCACTACTATAGCCTCATTAGGCTTAGATATCTACGAGCGAAGCGGTAAAGAGGTACATATAGCCAACGTACACCCAGCTCACGAGCTTATAAAAATAAAGCCTAACGCATACCAAACAGCTTTTGAGTTCTGGGAAACTTTGACAGCTTCGGCCCTGGTTTACGGTATGGGCTACGCAGTAATAGAGCGAGACGAGCGCGGCTTTGCTGTAGCTCTTCACCCTGTACACGCTACAGATGTAGACCTTAGAGAAGTAAAAGGCGAGAGGGTTTACATAGTTAAAGACTTCGGAGCTGTTCGCCCTGAGAATATGCTAGAGATTTGTAACCTACAGCGCATGAGCCCGATAAGGCTACACCGTGAAAATTTAGGACTAGCTAAAAGCGCCCAGGACTTCGGAGCTGAATACTTCGGGCAAAGCGGCCAAATGACTGGTGTACTTACTTCAGAGCAGCCTTTAAAGAAGGAGCAGATGGATATGATCCAGGGCTCATGGAATCACGGAGCAGCTCAGGCCGGTACCAAGCTTATGCCTTTCGGCTTCAAATATCAAAGAATTTCGATCTCGCCAGATGAAGCTCAATTTATAGAAACTCGAAAGTTCCAGGCAGAGGAGATATGTAGAATTTTTAGCGTGCCTCCTTCACTAGTTCAGCTCCCTAGCCAAACGACATACAACAACGTAGAGCAGCAAAACTTAATGTATGCACGCCATACGATAGTACCCTGGACCCAAAGAATAGAACAGGAAATAGACAGGAAGCTAATACCAGCCTTCCAACGCCCAGAGATTTATACAAAGTTTAGGCTTGTAGATCTTCAGAGAGGAGATAGTACAGCCAGGGCGAACTACTTCACACAGCTATTACAAGCTGGAGTTCTTAGCATTAACGAGGTTAGAATGGAGGAGGAGATGAACCCCGTAGATGGGGGAGATGTACACACGGTACAAGTTAACCAGATAGCACTAGATAAGCTCGGCGCTTACAGTGATTCAATATCTAAAACAGATTCAACGAATGGATGACGAAAAAAGAAGCGAGCTACTAACGGCGGCTCACTACTCTAAGCATGATAGCACGCTAGAAACTAGAGAAGGGCGAGCGCATAATAGAGGGCTACGCTGCGAAGTACGACACTGAGACAAACATAGGCCCCTTTCGTGAAACGATAGCGCGAGGAGCTTTCGATAACGTTTTAGATAATGACGTAAGAGCACTTGTAAATCACGATCCGAGCCTAGTGTTAGGACGTACTAGCTCAGGCACTCTAGAGCTAAGTACTGACGATATCGGACTAAAATACAGGGTAAAGCTAGGCAATCAACAGTACGCTACAGATCTATATGAGTCTATTCAAAGGGGTGATATCTCTCAAAGTTCGTTTGCGTTCACAATCAAAGAGCAAACCTGGAGCGAAGACCGTTCGACACGGAAAGTTGAGGAGGTGGCTCAACTATTGGACGTTAGCCCCGTTACTTATCCAGCGTATAAAGAAGCTACTGTAATAGCACGAAAGGAAGAGGAGGAAGATAAAGAAATTCGTACAGCTGAGCCAAAGGCCAGCGACAAAATAAAAGTAAAAAATAAAAGTAAAAAAATGAATTTAAATGAAATGAAGTCTCTTCGTAGCAAAAACTACGAGGAGCATGTTGGTTTAATTGAGAATACAGACACAGAAGGGCGCGAGCTCACAAACGAAGAGGAGCAGAGAGCTGACTTTCTCGAGTCTGAAATTACTCGCTTAGATAACAAGATCAAGCGCCGTGCAGCTCATGAAGAGATGATAGCACGCCAGGCTAGCTTTGCTGGCAACTCAGTAAGTGAGACTAAAGAGATGGACAAAGTAAGCCGTTCCTTTTCTCTCTCTCGCGCTGTTGAGGCTGTATCTCATGGCCGAGGGCTAGAGGGAGCAGAGGCAGAGTGGGCTCAAGAGGCACGTTCTGAAATGCAAGCCCGAGGCTTACAGATGACCGGCCAGATCGGAATACCTGAGAAGGCGTTACAACGTGCTGGTGGAGCTGACAACTTCCAAGCTGGAAGCGGTGACGGTTCAGGCTATGTACCTACTAACGTACCGGGAGCTATCGCAGCTTTGCGAGCGCCTACTAAGATTGAGGAGCTTGGAGCTACCACTATCTACGGAGCTACAGGGAATTTGCAGTTCCCTAGAGTTTCAGCTAAGGCAGTTGGACATATCAAAACAGAGGTACAAGCTACAGCTGCTTCAGGTTTAGCTATGGACGAGCTAACGCTAACGCCTCAAAGGGTTACGAATACATCTGTATTTTCAAAACAGTTATTAATCCAAGGAGGGGCAGAAGTCGATACGCTCATCGCTCGCGAGCTAGTGGACGGTATCAATACAACTATTGATGCTTCAGCTTTCGCTAAGGCTATGACAGCTAACAATACAGCTGTGACGGCTAACGGTGGAGCTCTAACCCCAGAGATTCTCTTTAATATGGAGAAGCTAGTTTTAGCTGCTGGAGGACGTTTCGAGGATTGCAAGTGGGCTATGAGTCCAACAGGGTGGAAAGTTTCTAGAGATTTGGCTACAGTCGACTCTATTAACGCTTTCTGGGCAGGTCAAAGCTTTGACGGCTTCTCAGCTACAGCTACGCCTAACCTAGTAGACAGCGCAACAAACAAGGGCTCTATTTGCTTCGGTGACTGGCGCCAAGGTTTAGTACTTGCTTTCTTTGGAGGTATGGATTTGCTAGTAGATCCGTACACTAACGCCGGGACTGCTCAGGTGGCTCTACACTTGAATAAGTTCTACGATGTAGATGTACGCCAAGCGGGAGCCTTCGCTTCAGTTACTGGAGTCGTATAATATACTACTATGAGAATGGGGGCGGGCTACTCGCTCGCTCCCTTTTTTTTTACTTAATACTCTTCAAATGAATTTTACCTACACAGCACAACCTACAGGAACTAATATTGTATCTCTAGCAGATATGAAGCTCTTCCTACGTGTGGACCATACAGATGAAGACGCAACTATAACGGCGATTATTGACGCCGCCACTCAGTCAATACAGGACTACACAGGTAGACACTTTAAAACTACGACCTGGCTTTTGACATGTCGAGACTTTAACGATTTAGAGGTACCGTACTCAGCAAATACTGTAACCGGTATCTCATACTACGAAGAGAATAACAACACACCTATAACTCTAAATACAAGCAAATACTACAGCGGTATTGAGCTCGGTATAATGAAGATCATATTTAGAGATACGCCTACAGCGGACCCCTACAGAATCGGAGCCGTTAACGTTATTGGTTCGGTAGCTAATCAAATAAACCCTCCACTAACTCACGCCATCAAAATGCTGGCAGCCCATTACTTCGAGAACAGGCGAGCTGTAGTAGTCGGA